TAGGCGACCAATCAGAGTGGACTATCTCAATGACTTCCCCGAGAGAAGATGCGTGTTCCAACTCCCATTTCATGTCACCTTCAACCCAGTCGTACATCTAGACCTCCCTCTCCATCTGGAGAAGTTCGTTGACTTCCTTATCGGCTATGTAGTCCTCTAGTTTGGTTCCGAATATGGCGCGGGCCTTCATCAACTCGTCGCCTGTCCACTGTTCGTAGGGCTTGCCAATGACCTTCGCGGGGGAGCCAAAGTCCAGAAGGGGCGCGATTTCCTCGTTGAACACCTCGATAGCGGCCTCAATGGACTCGTCTATGCACTCCTGTATCAACTCGACCAGTTCGGCCTTCTTAACGCTGCCAGGCATTTTGGCTCCCTCCGGCAAACGCGCTGCGTCCTTGAGTGGGGTTCATGGCGGTTTGGCTCCGGTTCTGGTTCATTTGGTTCTGCAAAGCCTG